GGCGTCCATCGTGGTCAGCCACGCTCGCCCACGCACTCCCACGATATGGCTCACCACCAGCGTCCACACCACGCCCACGAAGTTTTGGGCGGCCACGTGAGGATTTTGGTCGGCCATACACCACCAGCCCCCAAGATTGGCCGTCCACTCGCTACCACTCACGCCCAATCTTGGGCTTCCACGCTCGCCCAGTGCTACCTCGCTTTGGGCGGCCATACTCGTCCATCGCTCGTCCATTCTGGGCAGCCACGTAAAAGCCTTGGGCAGCCACACCACGCTCACGTGGTCAGCCACGTCTCCCAATCGTGGGCAGCCATCCTGCGCATTGTGGTCAGCCACGTGTTGTTTTGGGCATCCACCTAACGCCTCGTGGACTGCCATGTGTAGGCTTTGGGCGGCCATTATGGACTGCCACGTATTTTCGTGGACTCCCACGTTACTGATATGGTCGCCCATTATTGGTCACCCATGTGAGGTTCTTGGGCAGCCATAACGCTGGGTGTGGTCATACGTGGTCGCCCAATAGCGATGTGTCTTGGGCATCCAGTCACGTCCACGTCCGTCCACAATCGCACTCGTGGAAATCCATCATGCGCATTGTGGGCAACCAATCCTGCGTTTCTGGGCGGCCAATCTTAGGCTGGTGGTAGTCCACGTGTCAGGTCTTGGTCGGCCATGTGTCGTGTTATGGTCGCCCAATATTGCGAGGCTTTGGGCGTTCACACGTTGTTCGTGGCTGGGTGTGGAAGCCCGATTGTGGCGGCGATGTCCTGCGTTTCTTGGGTGCCCACGATTGCTTGTGGCCGCCCAAATCGGGGATTGTGGGCAAACCTCATGCGTCTATTGGGCTGCCACGTTTCGGGTGGGCTCCCACGCGCGTGATTATCGTGGGCGCACGTATAAGGGCAAAATAAAACCCCACCCCACAAAGTGGGGTGAGGCATTGCTCGGTAGTGAGTGTTAAGCCGTAGGCTTATTTGGCTGGTTTGCTGCCCTTAACGGCTTTGCCGTTAGCCTTGCGTGAGGGCTTGGGCTTGGCAGGTTGAGGGGTAGGCTCGGTAGCCTTGTCAGTAGCTTCGCTACTGGGAGCGAGCTTGGCGAGGACTGCTTCGCAGAACGACTTGGGCTGTTTTTTCTTAGCTCTGCTAAGAACCGACTCCACTCGGTCGGCAGGAGCCAACCGACACGCTTTAGCTACCGCTAAAGCGATGTCGCTTCGGAGCGAGTCGTCGGCAAGTACTTCGTACTTGGCAGCGAAAATTTTTCTTGCCTTGGGCGACATGAAGCCCTGAAGCAGACCAAAGGCGTAGCCTTTGATATGGGGCTGGTCGGAGGCCTTCTTAAAGCCGAAGGCTTTACGGGGGTCTTCGGGAAGGGCTTCGCCCTTCACCTGCAAGGCCACGAGGCGAGTGAGGGTCTTGAACACATCGGCCCATTGGTCACGGGTTTCCAAGACCCTACGGGTCTTGGTCTCGTTTTCGGTTGACGACTTCTCAGCTACGCTGAGGTTGCTCACGGTTGCGGAATTTTTGCTTGAATTTTTCATAAAATCGAAGATTTTAACGCCGAAACACCGTCGGCAGCGGTTTTGGCGATGTTGCCGCTGCAAAGTTGGGGGTCAGACCGCGACGCTGCTGCGTGAAGAATTTTAATACTTTTTTAACTTCGAAGAAGTTAAAACAAGTATCAAAATTCCGCGGGCGTCCACGCCGTCTTTGCCTGCCCAACGCCCGATTTAACACCGCACTCCTGCGCAATTTATTAACCACGCACGATAAAAAATCCTGCGTGATAGTTTATTTTGCGTGGGGGCGTGGTTATTCATCGGGCGTTCACGGCTGTTCTTGCCTATCACGTGGGTGCATAAATTGGGGCTTCGGGCATGGTTATTTATCGCGCAGGAGGGGAAACGACGCATAAAATTACGAAGTAATTTTACAGTTCTAAAAACGGCTTTTTGGCACACTCGGTTTTTGCCCACCCACACACCCTACTTCGTAGGGTGATTGGTTCACTTGCTACAAAAGTGAAACTCGTAACTTATTGATTTTCAGTGATTTAAATGGTTGGCAGGGTACCATGCGGTTTGCGGATTCCATACATATTGTCGGGTTCAAAATTTGAGCCCCATTTTTAGGCAAATACGGAGTTTAAGTTTAACCCCTGTTTTATATTATACTATACACTCCGTACTTCTCCTTCCAGATAATCCACTTAAAACTGCAAACCCAACAACAGCCACAGAAATGCCCCAGAAAGCCCAGAAACGCCCTCTCCTGCGCTTCAATACTCAAAGACGATAAGTTATTCATTTGAGAAATTTAAGGCCGTTAAAACGCAAATTTCGAAGTCTGTGCAAAAATCGACTTAATTTTAATCTCAAATTTTCCCAGACCCGAAATTTTGAGCCTCATTTTCAGCGCAAGTAAAATTGTTTCACTTTCGTTTGCATAGTTCAAAAAATCATGCTTATCTTTGCACCAATGTTTACAAATTGACAACGTACATAATCCTCCAGCTTATGAAATCTGAGATACAAGTCCAAGTATTTTTGGCAAAGCAAACTTTCCAGAGCATAGCCGACTGGGAAATGATAGAGATATTTTGTAAGAAGCAAAAATTCTCCCTCCCAGAAATCAAAATCAAGCAATCCCCCAACGGTCTGACCGCTTCCTCTTTCATCGAATGGTTCAACAACGGATTTGGCTCTGGCGATGTCGTGCGCTACAACGGCTCGTTATCCATCGTCAGCCTATGCTCATTGTCCGATGCCCGAATTTGCGCTACAATCCTTCCAGACGGGACGCTGAGTGAAGAATGGGCAACTATACCATCCAGCGACCTTGAACGCGCCAGCGAGGACGAGAGCCGCCAAATTTATCGAATTTTATCTGAACTGGGAAAGCAATACTACCACAGCGAGCTCAAACTTGCTCAAAAGTATATTCCAAGAATCAACGAGCGTGTCGAGTTCTGGAGTAACGATGGCAGTATTCACGGACTGGGAGTTGTTCGTGGCGTTGATCCAATGGAGCTATACTGCTACTACCTTTACCCGACAGCCAACACTCCAGCCGAACTTCATTACTCGATGCACGAGTCTGGAAGGATAACGCTGCACGATTTCACATTTGAGAACATGGCCATCAGTCAGCAGCGTCGCCTTAACCGTGAACTTTCCAAAGTAGGCAAAGTCTGGAACGAGAAGATGCACCGAATTGAACCCATAAAGGCAAAAGCTGAGAAGGGCGGCAAGTACTGGTATGTCAACGATAAGATAAAACTGGTGCAGGACTTCGAGAAAGAAACCCCGACTTCCCACTTCAGATATTTGGCTGGGAATTACTTTCTCGATTATGACGATGCGCTTGACTGCTTGACCATGATACATGAAATGCTGAGAGATAGATTGGCGAGACCAGAGCGACCAAAACAAGATTGATTATATTAGCTGGAAGTTATAAGGCAGGACAGCAGGCAACCTTCAATTTTTGAAAAAGCTGGAAGGTTCATGTGCGGTTCGAGGGCGGCAATGGCGGCTTGCGGTTTTTTGCAGCTTTTTTGCTTTTGCCCCCCCTTGTGTAAAAAAAGAAGGGTTCACTACGTTCACCCTTCTTTTTTTAGACTTTTTATTAAAATATTTATTTCTTTCTGGAAGTTGTTTACCACTTAGGTATAACCTGAGCAACTGTGAACGTAGTGAACAGTTGCGAAGTTCTTTTCTTTTATTTATTTTCTTTTCTAAAGGGGTTTCCAAAGGGGATTTCTGTTCTTTGTTTGTTTTTCTTTTCTTGCGCCTCTCCCTCTTACGCCTCCACTTCAGTGTAATCCTCAACCAGCTCATCCAAGTTCTGCTCGTCAACAACACTGTGAAGATTGTGGAGTGCATGGTATCTTCTTATCAGGTCTGCATCAAACATTCTCGTTTCAAGATACAGGCATTCGTTTTGGTCAATCTTCGTCCCATAGAATATACTGGTGAAGTCTTCCCAAGTCAAGGGTTTTTCCAGCTTCTCCATCTTGAACCTCTGGAGCGAGTTCTTTAATGCGGTATGCCTGAACTGAGACATTTCGGATTGTTTCTTGATGTCGACTGGCTTCAAGGTATTATCGTCAAGCTGGAAGAATGTATCTGCAAAGTTGAATACGGTTTTCTCCAGACATGTTAGCTGTTCATAGGTGTCTTCCCACTGAGCGAGCAGTATGAGCTTGTGGAGATACGCATTGTTGTCATCAATCTTTTTCTTGCGCTCTTCGAAGTTTCGTTCTTTCTTCACGACTGGAACTTCCTCAGCGTATATGTTCTTGTACTTATCTGGGGTGATGACATAGAGATAGCCGCCTTCATTCAAACTGGAAGGAATCTTATCCCAATCTATCAACAGCTCCACAAACGAAGGGTCGACATCTTCTTCTTTTATCTCAACTGGGAGTTCTTCATCATCAACAATAACTTTACCAGCTTTAACGGCTTCCATCAAGGAATCCATAGCAGGAGTCAACAAGTCTGGAATTACCCTTACATCATAGCATTGCCACTTGTCAATACTTGTATTGTGTTCTGTGATAATGTTGCCCTCATCATCGGTTACTTCTTCAGTGTCGAATATTCTATGCCCAATCTCATAAAGATAATGCAAGAATAATTTATCTGGACGGTCTAAGCATTCACGGATATTGCTTGCCCATCTTCTCACATCTTCTTCTGGAAGGAAAGGCAAGTTCTGCTTGTGTTTAATTTTTTTATATTGCTGAGCGTTTCTTTCAGCCATAAGGTTTAGGTCAAGTTCTGGAAGTTTATCATCGGGTTCTTGACCTTCTTCAAAATTTTCAAGACTGGAAGTTTCTTGTTCCTCTTCCTCTTCAAAAAAATCTTTGCCTTTTTGACGCAAATCTTCGATTTGCGGTTTTTCTTTATTTAATATATTATTTATATATTTATTTATGTGGCTCAATTTTGAGCCAGTAGTGGCACAATTTTGAGCCACCCAATTGCACAATTTTGAGCCACCCAAAAACATTAAAATTCCTATAAATTCTGTTGAAAAGTGGCACAATTTTGAGCCATTATTGTCAAATATTAGAGATTTTAAGTCTTCCTTTTCATTTTGGCACAATTTTGAGCCACTTGCGTATTCAAAGTCTGCAAAAAGTTCTCTTGGAGTGTAAGTGTCGGATAAAATAATGGCACAATTTTGAGCCAATTTTTCAAAATCTTCATCAAAATGGTTCAAAATTGAGCCATTAATTGTAATATTTTGAGCCTCGTTTTCTTCAGAATGGCACAATTTTGAGCCACTTTCATCATCAATGGCACAATTTTGAGCCAAATGGCTCAAAACTGAGCCACTAAGTTCAGAGAGACTTAAAACTTCAGAACTGTTCAGCTCTTTATACCCCAGATTGCGCAAACAACCAAAATCTGGTGTATCTGCATTGAACGCCCGATAAAACAACTCACTCTTTTCCTTATCGCTTTCAATTTCACGATAGGATTTAACAACGCTCCAAACTATAGTTTCATTTAGTTTTATTGCACCATCATCGTAACAAACAATGAAACCCAATTTTTGAAGAGCGTTCAGTGCTGCTGGAAGTGAGTTCCTGCTTATTCCAGCTTTTTTTGCTATGTATCGGTCAGACCTTTTAATAAGCGATGGTTTCTTCAGATTTTTAAGCATAGTATGTTCGTCACAAATCCAAAGAAACAGTCTCAGGGCTGTACTGCTTTTAATTAGTTCAAGCCAGCTACGGTAGTGATGACCATAGGGAGGATAGAGAGATTGGCTATTGCTTGTCATAATCTTTTAGTTTTTATAACGTGATTAACTTTATCTTTGTCTAAATGATAAGTGCGAAGCCTATAATGCTGCTTCACGATGGTCAACACCCCAGCCTTCTCCATATCCAAGAGGATGCGTCTTACCGTTCCATAGCTCACGAATCCAATCTTCTTAGCAATTTCATCGTATGTAGCCGTGAAAGTGTAGCCAAAATATTTGACTATTTGTTCTATTAAAAGATGTCGTGTCATAATCTTATCTATGAATAATGAATTTATTAGTTGCAAGTTTTAATTTACATAAATTATTTTCATTTTTCAAAAATTAAATGTTCAACTACCTTGTCGGCCATCTCTTTTGCCTCTTCAAAGGCCCTGAAGAAGTTGCCAGCAAGATGCCTTGCTATTTGTACTTTATAGGCAACGCTATGTATGTCGTCAGTCACTGTGTCATGTCCGACGTTCAGGTTTAAGTCAACGAAATAATACTTGTCGCCTTTTTGAGGCCATGATTTTGAATTTGCCATTATAATTGCTTGATTTTGTATTGTTTAATTTGTCTTTTTTCACTTTACGCTTTTCTGTAAAAATGAAACCCACATATAAATTCCGCATACAGCTCGGCGAATTGTCGCCCTGCGTATTCTGCGAGTTCACGGCTCTTGAAGGCGAGCCGAGCGTCAGCTTGGCCGCCAGAGTATGACGATACTGTGTTCGCATGTGCAAAGGCGATACCGCCATACGCATACGAATATAAGTTGGTACGAATTAACACACTACCCTTTTCATCTTCACTCATCTCGTCAAGCTCTTTCTGTGTGAAGAATTGAAACCACGGAAAATAGCGCCACTCATCTTCTGTAAATTGCGGCTCCCAACCCTCGTTGAGGGCTGCTGTTATGATACGCAGTTTAAGGTAGGCAATGGAATCTTCCGACATTGGGTGGCCTTTGTATGCGGCATCTGAAAATCGGTATTGCCCGACGAGTGGATGCTCATCACCCAACACATTGCAAGCATCTTCAAACGTCTTGACACGCTCTGTGATGCCTTTTGTGAATACTTCTTTGCCGAAGAGATGCTCTAACAGCTTGCGGCCTGCATCATCTGTGTTGTCGTAAGCTGCGATAGCATTCTCACGACTGATTTCTAAATTTTTGTTCATCGTTAATATTTTTAAGTTTTCTGTTAATTATTTTTAGTTGTCGCACTGCGGTCTCATACTTCACCAGTCCATTTCCAAGGGTCAAGTCTGAAACCTGTTAACATATTTCCAAACCAATAGATGCCCCTGCCGAGTTTCATTATGCTCCAGCAGATGATAAGCCAGATGTAGATAATCGGAATGAGAGTGTAGACGATAATCTTACCAAGCAAACTACTCCTTTTGATCATAATCCTTCAGTTTTTCAATTATCTCTTCGGCAATATTTATAATAAACTCTATAGCACCACTACGAGCAGCACCTTCATTTGAAAAGTATGCGCAAGCGAGGCTTTTAACGAGTTCATATCTACGTTGCTCCCAGTCAATGCAGGAAAATTGAATTGTAGTTGCAATGTCTTCTGGAGAAACCGCCAGTGTCGGTGGAATGAAGTTTTTATTTTCTTTAATCACGATTTGCTTCTTTGTAGGTTTTGGTGTAAAGTCCTCACAAGTCATCGGAGAATCGCTCTGCACATTTCTCCCCTTCAGATTGCAGATACGGACTTGCCAGTCTCCATCGAAATCTGGGATTGCCCCACAGTGTTTGCAATCTCGGCAAAATAGTTTGTTGTCGTTCATTGCTTCTTTGTTTTAAGTGTTACTTGAAGTTTATCATTGTTGCGGATCAGGACCACTTCAGTTACTTCCTGACCGTGATAGTTCTCGAAGCTGGAGATTAGACGTGTGATGTCCGATTCCAGCAGTTTCTTGGCCTTGTCAGCCCTCATCAGATTGTTCATGTTGCTGTTTTAATTTGTTGTTGATGTTTCTAATTTTTTCTTGAATGGCTGGGTCTTTATGAGCATTGAAACCGCAAGAGTAGCAAATTCCGTCTGCGACCGCCATAACGTAGTTCTCTATTCCGCATTTAGGGCAGCGGATTAAGAGTATGGTATTGCTTTCAGGGTAATAGCTTACCCCAGATTGAATGAAGTATTCGTGTTTCATAATGAGAATGAATGATGTTCAAATTGGTGATGTTCATTGGCGCAAGGTGGGTTCTGACCACTTTTTAATTTTTCCTCGCACTTAGCCTTGTGCTTACAATTATGACAAGCAATTGTTTGGGCGATGATTAGTGGAGCAATCATTATTACCATCAGTAATAGTAAAAGAATGATTGTTATGATAATGTATGTCATATTAGTCGTTAATTTTAGTAGAGATTAAGCTTTCGATTTCTTTAATTGTTGCGTCTATATCTTTTACGCCCTCAAATTGCTCGTTGTTTATCATCTGGCTTCGATGATAAAGCAAGAACAGTCTGGCTTCAATAAGGCAATACTGGAGACATACACTATTGAAGTCACCATGTTTCCTATTGTATTCATGTGACATTTTCGCAACATTGCTGAGAGTAGATACCAGCTTTGCCATAGTTGTGAGTGTATCGCATAATGCGTTGAATCGTCTATTTAGCGAGATAAGCTGGTATGATATGAAGATATACGCTACTACGATAGCGAATGTGGAGAACAAAGCCCAATTCATCAGATGTCGCGATTTACAAAGTTAGGACACAATTCTCCACCGATTTTCCAATCACTTGGGATTTGGTTCCAGGCCTCACCATTTGGCTCGGTCAATTCGGGATGATACCAATAGCAATGATAACGGTCATAGCAACCTTTCCGCTGGCATTTGAACCATTGTCTGCTGCTGAGTCTGCAATATAGGTTCCAAGGAATAAATTTGGCTGTATCAGGGAATATATTGCGGAATCTTTCAGGTATTTCGCCTTGATGCCATACGTCATTGGAGCATTTGACTGTACCATCAGTTTTCATAATATACAATTTATGCCCCATCATTCCCATAAAGTAAGTTTTTTCTTCTTTGAAGGGCTTGAAGATGTAATGGTTTCCTTCGATTATTTCTCTGTTCGGGTCTGGGTTTCTTGCCTTGTCAATCCAGAAGGCACATTGATAGCATAAATGCTCAGCCAACATCATTTTTGGTAGATGCTGGTGCAAGTCGAAGTCGTTGATGTTAATTGGTTGTCCGCAAATTGAGCATACCAATGATGCTCGTCGAATCGTGGACTCTTTTGCTCTTATTCCCATATAGGATGATTTTTTCCATTGCTGGTTCAATTTGTGATATGGATGATATAAGGGCGTGTAATTGCCACGCTTCAATTTGAATGTTTGCTTTTAGAAAGTGATGGAATCGAAAACACTGTCAATTTCTTCTTGTGTGATTCCGATATAAGTCTTAGTGACTTGAATGTTCGAGTGATTCAGAATGCGATTAAGCAACAGGAGACTTTCTGCACTATGATTGCTTTGGTCATATACATATCGGCCAAATGTTTTTCTGAATGTATGCGATGAGAAATGGTCGATAGGTAATTTATAGCGATATTTCCATTTCTTCAATGTTCGATTGACGTACTGGGTGCTTATAGGTTTGCCAGTCTTTGAGTTGGCGAAAACATACCCGTCACGATTTGGTGAACCGAGAAGCTTGTAGAGTTCTTGGATTTTCTTTTGGACTGATGGGTTAAATGTAATCTTTCTTGTCTTACCAGTTTTTTGCTCCGTGACAACACACGACTTGCGAAGAACGTCATTCCATTTAAGGTTCAACACATCTGATATTCTGCAAGCCGTACAGAACGAAAGTCGTGCGTACAACTCCCAGAAGTATTCGCCATCTTTGTGAAGCCCTGTAAGTAACTTATCAAACTCATTATAGGGTAGATGATCGCTTGTCGTCAGATGATTTTTCTTTGCCATAATCAATTTTTGTTTCATTTACGATTGCAAAGTAAATATCAATTTTCGATATGTCAAAATATTTTTAATAAAAAATATATATTTAACTAAAAATATTTTACAATCTGTTGAATATCAATATTAAAGGCGAGATAAAATCTCGCCCTTAATTACAAGTCGAATTTTGACTTAAAATCCGCAATTGTGAGAATCGGAATTTGCATAGATTGCGCTTTTGTAATTTTGATTGAAGCACTACCAATATCTTTCACAATGAGGTGCGTAGTTGTTTTTGACACTCCATTAGCAATTTTACCTCCGTTTTGCATAATGACCATTTCCAGCTCGGAATCCCTAATTCCAGAGAAGCATACATTGACCCCAGCACACTTATTGCTGTTTTGTTCGATTTTTTGTTCTCGCAATATAGGTACTCCGATGCGACGTACAAATTTGGTGAATGTCGGTAGATATTTGAGAAAATGATTGGTTGTGTCGGAAACATTATCCCAAGGCCATGAGTACTCATAATGTTCACCATTGTAAATCTTTTCAAGCAAATCTGAAGGTAAGTCTTTTTCAATAATTTTCTTGGCTTTCACTTGACCAATGCCGACGAAACAGTTGCTTGCTTGAATCAAGGTCGGTAAGTCAACTCCTGCAAGAATCTTTTGATTGTTGGTGATTATTTGGTTGGCGATTGCGATACCAAGTGTGTCAATGTTAAGTATCTCAGCTCTTGCAATATTCAAAATTGACTCAATCGTATCATATCCAGCGTTGAACAATTTTGTATATGTTTCCTCTCCTACATTCTCAGCACCGCATGTCAGGAAGAAGAAAATAATTTCAGCCAGACGCTTTCCTGAGCAATTTGAATTTGTGCAGCATAGTTCAACATGAGTTTCGTTCCATTCTGTTTTGGATCCGCAATGAGGGCAATGTCCGAGATCATCCCATAGGGCCTCAATGTTTTCTATTGGGGCTGGATATAGTGTTTGCAGAATTTTTGGTATTACACCGCCAGAACGAGTGACAAGTATCTTGGCTCCAGCAGCAATTTTCTTTTCTGCGATCCACTTGGCATTGTAGCCAGTTGGGTTTTCCATGTTACAATCACCAGTATCAACTGTTTCGATATTGACTACTGGTTTCAACGCTCCAGACTTGTTGGCTTTCCAAGTTATGCCTTTGACGTATGTCTCAAATGAATCGGTAAAGTCTGGATGCTTATAAGCGATAGCGTAAAGCGGATTTCCAGTTGTTTGGTTGCGTCCGATTGTTTCCCAAAGATTAAGGTCGTTGATGTATATGACCAAGCCATCAATGTAGTAATATTTGCTCCATTCTTTGAACAAAGAGTGGAGCAGCCCTTCATCTAAGTCCTTTACTCTGCTTACAGCGTAGAGTTTTTGTTGGTCATATTTTTCACAGAGATATAAAAATAGTTGTGAGTATCGCTGAAACATTGTCAGTGAGTTCTCGTCTGTTCCATATCTAAAGAAGCTGACGAATTGCAGACCTCTCGATGGCATGTCACGATTAAGTAAGCCAGCAGCAGTGTTTCTGGGAGATTTGTATTTCTCTCCAGTTTCGGGAGAAACTTTGCCAGCGAAATGTTCTTCCCATGCTTTACGGTTGAAAACCATTTCACCAAAAGTAAAGTAAAGCTCGTCATTCTGGCATTTATAGAACCCAGCTGCATTATAATGTGCGGTACAGTCTTGTCCCTCATTTTCTGCTCCACCACGAGAGTAAGCTTTTCCAGTCAATTCATCGTGAAGCAATGAAAGACCGTCGAACTTCGGGGTAATAGCAAGCATTTGTTCTGGATTGAGTGCGAGGGAGCGAATCCAACTTTTTAATTCGGTAATGCTTTTTGCTTTGTTTAGCGATTTCATTGGGATTGGCAGCTTTGCTTTTCTGCCATTTCCTACAGGAGCAGGTTCAATATGTTTGAACCAATCGTTGTCGGGGTCCAACTTCTTTAGAAGTTCAACCTCAGCATCGTATTCAGCGTCGCTTACTTCTGGATGGCCAGCACGGTATGATTCATTGTGGTGTTGTATTCGTTTTTGCAACACTTCAATGTCGTTTATGTTATTATTCATGTGTTTGATGAGATTAAAAAGTGGAGTGCAAGAGTATCACACTCCACTAAGGATTATAAAAAATTTTACTTGTTACCTGTGTGACCAAAGCCACCTTCGCCACGCTCAGAATCATCGAGGAATAGAACTGGCTCCCATTCAACTTTTTCAAATTTAGAAATTACCAGTTGTGCGATACGGTCCCCATCGTTTACGGTGAAATCATCTTTGCCGTGGTTGATGAGCATAACACCAATATCCCCTCTATAATCCGAGTCGATAGTACCCAGATGGGCGCTTACTCCGTGCTTCAAGAACAAACCGCTACGAGGGCGAACTTGCGCTTCATAGCCCTTAGGGAGTTGAATGTGGATTCCAGTTGGAATGAGGACACGCTCTCCAGATTTGATGGTTACTGGAGCATCAATGTTAGCACGTAAATCCATTCCAGCAGATGATGGAGTCGCATATTTAGGCAACTCATGCTTCGATTTCTTGATTACTTTTAAGTTCATTGATTACTTCTTGTCTTATTTGTTCACGATATTGTGCTTCTTTTTCTTCTCGTATGCGCTTACGTTCAGCTTTTTCTGCTGCTTTTTTGCGCTTTTTCTCTGTGTTATACTTCATTCCCTTGCGGCTCATAGAATAGTTGTTGTAGTATTTGCGTTGAACACCACAAAGCTTGTCGTATTCTTGGAGCTTCAAGGTCCCAAGGTCTGATTCGTCGATTAGGACATTCTCATCTTCATATCTGAAGTAATTATTATTTGCAGAAATCATCTTGCCAGTGCAAGCAAAATTGATTGACTGGGTGTGAAGATTGAAAGCCCTTGCCGCAGCAAAGCCTGAGATGAAGATCGCGATTAGTTTTTTGTTTGGATTGAATACCAGTACACGTTTACCTTTCCATGCCATTATCTTTTATAGTGTTTAGAATTTCTGGGGTCAGCCGACTATTGGCTGACTTTAAAATATATGTGTCTGATACACAGAAACCATCAGCGAACAGCTCATGGATTCTTTCGCACATATATGCTAGAAAGTCTGGTTCTACAAAAGAGATAAAAAGGTAAACGAAGTTACTGTCAATTAGGAAATGCCCATCTTGGTTGATTTTGCATACATCAGAGTCTTTCATGCCATACGTTTTCATCAAAGACATGATTTGATGATTGTATTGCTGAAAGAAGTCAGGGACGGTAAGTGATGGGGCTTTTTGTTGAAGATATGCAGAAGCATCAAAGTAGATGCTTTCAGATGTGTTCCCGAAGAGCATGTCGGGGAACTCTGCAATGCCTTGCTCTTTACAGGTTAGTTTGATTGGCTTTGCAGACTTGATGTGAAGCATTAATTCGCATTCATTTTTGACTCTTGAACATCAGTTGGCCAAAAGATAGCTTCTGCTTTGTCAAATTTGGTGTCACGGATGGTGAAGTCACGACGGCTTGGTTTGAGGTAGTTTTCTACAAAATTAGCAGCGTCAATATTAGTCTTTGCTGGAACGTAGATGGTTTCATTTGATCTCTTTTCTTTTGCGGTCTTTTCGTCAATGTCTATGAACATGACTTTTACTGCATACAGCCCCATACCAGTATCTTCACTTTCTGCAAAGTAGTTTTCAACAAGACCTCCAATCAATGCGCCTTCCTCATGTACGAGCGCGTCGTTATAAAGAATGTCATCAATTTTCGTGCGAAGAATCTCAGGCTTGATGTCTGAAAATCTTGAACGTTGTTGGTCTTCTGCTATTGCATAGGCAATCTTTTCCGCTTCTGCATAACTTGAAGCTAAAACCAGTTCTTCTGTTTTTCTTTTTTGCAGGTCGCCAGTATCTTTTTCTGACAGCCACTCGGTTTTAATCCGATAGTAATCTAATCCTTGTTTCATGTTGAGATTAATTATGGTGAATAATTTGACGCAAAGATATATAATTTTATTTGCCCATTCGAAAATTAAAGTATTTTTAACATAATAAATTTATGATTTTATTTGTATATAAGTATGTTGCAATTTACCTATTTCATTATTTGAACGGCACATTTAACTTTGTATAACAACATTTCGCTGTACATTAAACGACCTCTTTAATGATAAACTATTCTTTTGAAAAACATGTATAATGGCAGTAGTAACTGATAAAGAAAGATTAAATCTCAACTTTCTGGAAAGCGTGTTTCGCACCAGCAAGAAGACGATACAAGAATATGTGCGTGAAATAGAGCGATATTGTCGCTTCAAGTCAACAATGCACCAGACTATTAACGGTACAGTGCTTGATGATAGGAGTAGGTTAATAGACTTATATGATGCGTGTGTGCAACAAGACGCTCATCTTGCGGCAACATTGGAAACACTGTATTCTCAGATTGTTGGTGAACGCTATATGCTGGCTAAACAAAATGAGAGGGGGCGTTATATCAAAGATGTTGAGGAAACCAAAAAGATTCAAGGCACACAATTCATAAAGCTGATCAGGGGCATCGTTGAATCTCGTCTTTATGGATATACAGCTGTAGAAATCTTGCCAAATATTGATTCTAATACTGGTAAATTAGCTGAAATTAACTTAATTGAAAGGCGTAATGTGCTTCCAGACCAAAAGCGCATTGTAAAACGGCAGGGTATATGGCTCCCTGGGTGGGATTTTGAATCCACTCAGTATCAAGATAATTATATTTTGATAAACACTGGTGATTTGGGGTTGTTTTCAGCTACTACTCCGTTAATTCTCGCAAAAAAGTTTACGCTTGCTAACTACGTGAATTTTAGCCACACTTACGGTCAACCAATTATTCATGGTAAAACAGAGAGTGAGAATATTCAAGACCGCAAGCGACTTGCTAACGACATTTCAAATGCTGCACAAAATAAAGTCATTGTAACAGGATTAAGTGACGAGGTTGATATTAAGGCATTTACGATGTCAAATTCAGAGCGAATATTCACAGGCTTGATGGAAGTTGTGGATAAGGATGTTTCTAACCTTATTCTTGGCTCACAATCAATAGCTGGCGAAATGCAGTCTTATGTCGGTTCTACTCGTGCGCATCAAGATATATTTCGTGACCGTGTAGCGGTTTATCGTGAGTATATCGAAAACGTGATGAACGAGCAGATCATTCCCAGATTAGTAAAGATGGGGTACATTAAGGCTGGTTTGGAGTTTAAGTATTCAAAGCGTCTGGAAATGTCGAACAAGGATCAGATTGACCTCTACCAGTTCTTGACTGACAAGTATGAAGTTTTGCCAGAAGAGATTGAGAAGACGTTTGGTGTCGTTGTTGGCAAGCAGATGAACTTTTTGGCGAATGGTACGATTCTTGGAGGCAATGGTGAGTTTGACGATAGCACTGAGCTTGGTCATCAAAGAATGTCTGATGAAGAATATTATAAGAGATATGGTCACTCACGTGGCGGAGGGTCAAATTCTGGAACAAGTGGAGCATCATCTAACACAAAGAATACAGATGAGCCTATTCCTACTCCGAAGAACAAGGTAAATTTTCTGACGGAGAGGAAGTAGGCAACGCTGCCCTCTCCAAAGTTCTCGCACAAAAGTTGCCGAAAATTAGCGATGATGAACATGAGAAGGAATATGCTCTGATGTTGTTGTTGTTTAAGAAATATTTAAAGTCTCGTTCTATCGCTGAGCGGTGGGGAAATCTTGAAGCTATTATGACGCAACGTGCAAGGAACCTTGTCCGTCATGCAGTCAATGGGCTTGGAATTTCTTATGAGAAAGCACTGGGACTGATAAGTGCTTCATCAGATGACTTGACTGAATATGAACGAAATTTACGAACATCTTTACTCGCTGCATTTGACAACCTCGCAGATTTTGCGGTTGTACAAGAGTATCAAATGGCTGACGAACTTCCTGAGTGGGATGATGAGTTTGCTGATGAAGAGGAAGAGTTGGATGATGATGAGATTGAAGGCTTTATCAAAGTTTTCAAAAAGTACAATAAACGCTATGCAAGAGTAGAGAATCTGGATGTGATGTATGCCATGATGATTGCTGCTCGATTTGCTAAGTTCCATGAAGGAACAACGTTGATATATATGACGCAAGGCGATATGCGTGTTCGACCTTGGCATTTGGATTGGGAAGGATTTGAAGCCCCCAAAGAGAGTTTTCCAGAGTGGCTTATTCCACCGATTGAAGCTGGTTGTCGTTGTTTCTTGGTTGAAGATAGCGTGCATGGCGATGAAATATATGATAAAGTTCATACCGATGTTATGGCAACTGTTGCGCAACCTCAGATGCCGTTCTGGTTCAATCGCACGTTTAAGGAAAGTGTTGCCAAAGGTGGGCGCATTTTCTCAGATGAACATCCTTATTTCCAAGTGGACGCTAAGTATGTTGATAGGTTGCGAGAAATTTCTGAGCGCATCAAGCAAAAGTTAATGAGCAATGCCGAGGATCAAATTTGAACAAATAGCTCTTCAATGGAGAAACGCACCACATGACTTCCAGTTGAATGTCTGGAATTTTGAAGTTGAGGCAGCTCGAATAGCGAAGGCTCACTTTAAGAGCAATTTTATACATAAGGCATTTGATGGTAATGGCTGGCCAAGTCGCAGCCACAATTATCATGCAAGCCACCCACTTTTGCGAGAAACTGGCTCTCTGTATCGCTCTATCGTATCAGAGCATCAAAAAGGTAAGGGCGCAAAGGTTTGGACTGACCCCAGTAAGTTTGGCAACACGAAACGCCATAAAGGTTTTTGTTTTGCTGCTGTTCACAATGAGGGGCTGCCATTTAAGGTGTTCGGAAGAAAGACAATGAATATGCCAAAACGTCAATTTATTGGTGATTCCAAACCACTTGAAGCTAAGATTAATAGGATTATTCCAATGATATTTAAGCATTTACCACATTAATATAATGATAGTAGAAAAACATAAGGCCTTACTTAGCACTGAAGAACAAGAGGCGCTTCAGGAAACGATAGAGCAATCCAATGTCACGACTTTGGAAGAGGCTATTGCGACCAATGCGTTGTGTGAGGTTTTCAAGGCGGTCAAGACCATTCTCAGTGAAATGCACGTGGATGAAGATGATGAGACAAGTCCATTGTTGTTTAAGACTATTAAGTTGAATAATGGCCAGTTAAGCAGAATAAAACATGATAAGTGGAATAGAGAGTACGCTCTTGCCTTCCCAGCAGTTTTTTTGCATTTCATTAATGTACGTTATCTTGTTTCTCAGTCAAGAATTGGTGAGGGGCGAGCTACATTACGCATTCAGTATGTTTTGAACACCTTAAATAATAGCGATGATGATGTTGAACTGGAAGGTTATCGTCTGTTTCAGCGCATTAACGACCATATAAATAGATTTAAGAATGGTTATCCTGCTTTGCTTGAAAGGTTCCAGTTAACTTATTTCGATCAGCCTGAATCTTTTGATGATGGTTTGCAGCCATATTGGATTGATTATGAGGTATGGTTTAGGGAATATTCAGATTATAGATATAGGGATTGGGTGGATAGATATATTGTAATACCACCATTCACTAATCACTCTGATCAGCTTCCTGAAAATAATTGTGATAATCACGAAGACCATGATGAGCCTAAATTTGAGGACGTTGCGAGGTTTGAAGAGAACCTTTCAAATAAGTAATTTCTATTCTTCATAAATTTTTGTTAAATGAATCCTGATGACTTGAAATATGTGGTAGGTAAGGCTGAAGCTGAGGCTCCAGCTATTATCCGTTTCTTTGGTTCAGTTACAGAGGAGACAACAAACAGATTTAATGATGAGTTTCTTTGGCTGCAAGATTGTGTTAAGCCTTCAAAGATCGTCGTTCTTATCAATTCTGATGGTGGCTCTGTAGTTCACGGCATGAGTACATTTTCAATTATTCAGTCATGCCCTATTGAGGTCGATTGCGTAATTGAAGGTATTGCAGCTTCTATGGGCAGTGTTATTTGGGCTGCTGGTGACAATTTGTTTATGCACGATTATTCGATTTTGATGATTCACAACCCGTTTGTCTGGGGTGAGCAAGTCGATGACGAGAATATTCAGGCTATGATTAAGGCTTTCCGTAAGCAACTTGAAACCATTTATCGTAAGCGTTTTGGCTTGTCGAAAGATAAGGTTAGCGAAATTATGGATGGTGATGGAGAGTGTGACGGAACTTATTTTAACGCCAAAGATGCAGTCAAGGCAGGAATACTGCCAGCGTCGAATATTATCAAAACACCTAAGCAAATTTTTGACAAAGTACAAAATGAAATTGAAGGAATAACGAATGCTTCTTCTTTGAGAGATATAATGTCATCAGTGATTAGTCAGGCTGATGAAAATAAACTTCTTGAAAGCGTCTTCGCTATTCATAGAAAAAATGAATTACAAATACAACAAAATCAAATGGAAAAAAACGAAAATGTATCGTTTGGAGCAGTAGCCGCACAACTTGGTTTTCCTGCTGACACTCCTTTGACTTCTGTTGCTAATCGCGTTAGCGAGTTGCTGAAGGCTGAGAGCAATCTAAAGGACATACAAGATAAGTTCGATGCTCTTACCATCCAGCATACTGCAAAAGAAGCCGAGGTCAAGAATCTTCAGGATGAACTGAAGGAAGTGAAGGCTTCTTTGCAAACGTATCAGGACGCAGAGAAAGCTGCATTTGAAGCTCAGATTGGGCGAACCATTCAGGATGCTATTGATTCAGGTAAGATTGAAGCTTCGGCTAAAGACAACTGGATTGAAATGGCGCATAAAAATTTTGATATGGTTAAGTCGGTATTGGCTTCTATTCAAGGTCGTGAGAAAATCACTGACGAAATCGCAAATGACCCTGAAAACGTAAAGCGTGTACAGGACGAACTTAAAACTGCTGAGGAGCGTATGGCCGCAGAGGTTGAGAAAGTTTTAGGAAAAAAAGTTGAATTAGCAAAGTTTTAATAATAGATAATGGCAGCAACTATAAATTATGCTGGTAATACCTATGCTGGCGAAGTTTTAGAGGATCTTCTTGTCTATACCGCACATGGCAATGACACTTTTCGTGAGGGTCTTATCCATATCAAGCCTGGTGTTCAGAAGAAGTTTACTCTTCCTCATACCTCTCTTGGTAAGATTATTCAAGACAATGTAGCAACTCCCACATCGACCCAAGGCGAGGGTAACGCATCCACTGGCTTTAACCAGTACACCCACTCGGAGCGTTATCTGGAGCCTCATGATTTTATGGTGTATCTGGAGTTTAATCCACGCGATTATGAGGATTATTGGAAGCCATTCCAGCCAGATGGTCAGTTGATTTTCCGTGAGCTTGATCCCAAAGTTCAGGCTACCATGCTCCATCTCTTGATTGATAAGAAGGATGAGTATCTTGGCGATTGCATCTGGATGGGTCGCAAGGGTGGCGTTGATGACAGTGCTGTTACTTCTCCCACTGGTGGCACTAAGCTTGGTGGTGACTCAGCCGCTGGCCCTATGAAGTATTTTGATGGTGCGATTGCTCGTGTGTTGGCTAATGTTGCCGCAGCCGCAGCCCCTTCTCCCAATGATGAACAGAAGAATGAAATTGCTACTGGTAAGGTTCTTGTAGCTGGCAATACCGCATTGGCAAATGGCGAACAAGTCGAAGCTGCCTTATATGCCATGTGGAAGAAATGCCCAAAGAATGTGCGAAAGTCCAATGCTCTAAAATTCGTTATGAGCTGGGAGGATTGGGATGCTTATGACGAGTACTTAACATCTAAGAACTCAAAGTACACCGAGAATACCAACATGAACAATCGCCGTTTCAAGGGCAAGCAAATAGTTGTTATCAATGGTGTTCCCCAAGGCACTATATTCTTGGGTAAGTTTACTTCAGGAATGGATTCTTGCTTGTGGATGGGTGTAGACTATGCTACTGACCAAGAGTCTGTTAAGGTCGAGCGTTTACAAGCTAACTCGGAGCTGTACTTCTTCCAAATGCGTATGAAGGTTGACGTTAACATCGTTCTCCCCTCGGAGATTGTGGTATGGACTAATTACGCCAACGCTAAATAAACTCTGCAAAATAACATTATAAACTGGGGAGTGGAGAGATTGAAGCTCCATTCCCCATTTTTATTGAAATAACTATGGCAAGAAAGAAAACACAAGAAGAACTTGAAACGCAGAACAATTCTGTGGCAGAATCTGAGGTGCAGACTGTAGAGATCAAGGAGAATAATAGCGCAAACAACGAAAACATTGAAAGCGTAATGAATAGTGAGATACCGAAGTCTGTTGCACGTCTACTTAAACTCTTTGCTAATTATGAAGAGTTATATGTGAGCGAGTCTGGTTCAGTCTATACCACTGATACAAAACCTGCCCTTCGTGGTAAGGCTATTCTTTACAAAAATCCGTATTTTAACAATTCAAAAAACAATAATTAATGGCATTAGGTGGAGTATTTATGACCGACGCTGATGGCAATATTGGCCAATCCGTGTCAACGCTTACCGAGCGTGTAAGTGGTCTTGTATTTGACATCTCAGGCCAGACCAACTTCTGGACCACTGGAGTTGGTGCTACTTTTGCTCCGAAGTTACAAAATAAGGTGATTGAGCTGAATAGTCTCGCTGATGCTGAAGACCTCGGTCTTACTGCTTTCACTGGCGAGAAAGACACAGACCAAAATAGCCTTGATTTGCTTGCTGGTATTCCTTACTATCATATCAAGCACTACTTCAGCATTGTTGGTGGCACAGGTCGCCTGTTTATCTATTTTGCAGATTGTTCGACTAACTGGAACGCTATCATCGATATTCAGAAAGCCGCTCATGGTATGATTAGTCAAATTGGTGTATGGACTGAGCAGAAGTTGTGGCGACTTGCTACTACCAATGCCGACAAGTATTCACTTGGCATTGTATCTGATTTGCAAGCCATTGGAGTGCAGCTGGCCGATACGTATCACGCACCTGCAAGTATTTTGCTTTGTGCCAATACTTCCAAGATTCAGAAAACTGAGGGTGCTGACAATACTGTGGTATGGAGTAAGATTCCTACCTGTCAGGTTAGCGCACGGTATGTCACCGTTCTTCTTGGTCAGGGACTTGATACAGAGACACAGCTTATGCAAGCCACTCTCGCTTCGACAACTCCAGTTGGCACTGTTGGTGCGGCTCTTGGTTGTTTGGCAAGCGCCAACGTTGCAGAGTGTATTGGTTGGGTGCAGCAGTTCGACCTCATTAAGTACTTCCCCGATATTGAGTTTGGCTTTGGTAATTCGGCTATTACTGATGGCAAGTTGACTAACGCAACTGAATTTGCGTCGCTCTCATCAATTCAACTTGATAACCTTGAAGAGCTTGGCTATGTGTTCCTCGTGAAGTATGCTGGATATGAGGGTCATGTTCACTTCTCAGGTGACACAACTTGCTCGAATGGTGATTACCGTACAATTTCTCGTAATCGTGTAATCAACAAGTCTCGTAGGGCTGTGCGCACTGCTTTGCTTCCTTATGTTAATTCGCCAGTCAAGGTAAACCCATCTAATGGGCAGCTCTCTGCCGCTCAAATTACCATTTTCAAGAATATCATTACCGATATTCTCACTGAAATGGAAGCTAACGAGGAAATCAGCGGCATTGGCGTTGTCAACATTCCGCAAGACCAAGACATTTTGCGCAATGACAAATTGATTATCCAGTACACTATCGTTCCGATGGGTACTGCTAAAGAGATTCAAGTAACTGAAGGTTTAGTAGTAAGTCGATAAGTAAATGGCAACAATTGTAAATAACGTCGCCTATTCGTGGGCTATGATTGAGCTGACCGCTCCAGCTCTTACTGGGTCGAATAATTCCAACACTCAAATTCTGCAAGGTGTTTCGGCTGTTAAGTGGAACATCAAGCGTAACATGCAGCCTAACTATGGTCTTGGCGGTGAGCCTGTGAATCGTGGTTTCGGCAATCGTGAGTACACCGCTTCGATTACTATGGACTACAACACTCAGGTTCAGCTCCGTGCTTTGAAGGGAACGCTGATGGCACTTGGCGAGTTCGATTTGATTGTTTCGTTTGCTAATCAAATCGATAACGTTGAGGGCGATTGGACTACCGAGACCGTGACTTTGAAGGGTTGTGTGTTCAATGAAGATGGCATGGAGGCCGAGCAGGATGCTACGAACTTGACCAAGGAGTTTGACCTTAATCCGTTCAAGATTATCATCGGCACTGGAACATAGCGATTCGTTCTGTAATTGTGAGATAAAGTTTGTCGTAGGTGGGCAGGTTGAAAAACTTGCCCATTTTGCAAACAATAGATTACAGGTGTTCCTATTCATCAATGAATTTTATTTTCACATTTTATTTTCACATTTTATGGAATACAGCAAAACAAAAGACGAAGAACTGGAGCAGTTTGAGATTGGTCCAGCGGTGCAGAAGACGATTGAGGAGACCGTCACAAAAGTAAAGGCTAACAACCCTGATGTTAAAGTCGTGTTTCCTATTGTTGTTGAGGGTGCTGAATGGGATGAGAAAGAGCTATATATCGGTTATTTCCGTCAGCCTACATTCAAGACATTCAGTAAATACCTCACAGCTGCACAAAAAGACCAAGCCGTTGCTATGCGCACACTTGCCAAGGAGTGCTTCCTTGATGGCGACAAGGAGCTGGTTGATGATGATTCCCTGTTCCTGTTTGGTCTTATGGGTCAGCTTGCTCAGGTCATTGAAATGCGTAATGGCAAGCTCGTAAATTTATCAAAGACTGGGAAGTAAAAGACGACGATTATTTCAGACAAAAACTGATTTTTATCCGACATTATTTCCCAGCGGTAAATATTGACGAGCTTGATAATGACGAAGATTTCGCGATGCTGGCCAATGAAGCGGAATGGCTACATGCCCAGATGTGCAAGATGTCATTAGGAGCATTTGGAGCAATGCCGACCAAGAAATAAGAGAGATTGTGTTTTAATAATGCAATCTCTCTTTATTTAAGTCCTTGCCTAACTTTATATGGGAGTTCTCTTATTGCTTGATCAGTGGCTTCACTCGCTTTGTAAACATAAATTCCAAAGCCAATACCTAAAAGCAGTAAGATTACAAGTATAATGATGTATTTAGTTCTTTTTTTCTTTTTGTCTGATGCGGCTTTTTTGATGGGCTTGCCACAATTTGGGCAACTCCAAGCGTCTGAACTAATTGATTTTCCGCATTCGCTACATTTAATAAGTGCCATAGTTGTATAATATTTAGGATTACAAAATTAATCAAATTTTATTAAATGAAAAGCATTGCTGTCTAATAACCTTAATAAAATTGATTTTTCTATTCTTGATAAAACATTGTTATAATGGCAGACTATACAGTAAATTATAATATTAAAGCCAATACCTTCAATACGATACAGCAGCTTACAGAGTTGGCTCGTGTTGCTGGTAAGATGAATGGTGCGGCTAAGCAGATTGAAAAAGTCACAACTGCTATAAACAACTTAAACAGAGCTTGTGGGGGTTATGGTGGTAAGGGAATTGCTATTAAGATTGATATTTCCCAAGCTCAGAAGCAGATTGCCTCTCTTGAAGCACAAGTCCAAAAACTCAGGAACTCACTTGCTGCTGGTGGTAAAGCTGGGCCTGTTGCTGGCGGACGTGGTGGTTCTGGAAATCGTGGAGGAAGAAGTGGTTCTTCTAGTAGTCGAGGCGGCGGCTCTACTGGAATACAACCAGTAGCAAATTATGGAGGTCGCACTTCATATATGAGGCAGCCAGCACGTCCTGCTTCCAGTCGTGTAATCCCACGAAATATCGCTTACCGTAACCTTGGCCCTGCTTTCATTGATTCTGGAAGCGGTGCACTTGATATGGTTAAGGGCATGGGTATCATGTATGGTCTTTCTGGCATGGGAGCAATGTTTGGTCAAGCTGTGTCTGATTACGTTGATTATAACAATATTATTACGACTACAAGAAGTATTCTTGGACCCCACGATAAGCGGCCAAACTTTAATGGAAGATTTGCTGGAATGGAGAAGCAAATCCGTCAGATTGGTATGCGCACAAAATATACAGCTCCAGAGGTGGCCGATGCGAGTAGATATTTGGCGATGGCTGGTCTTGATATTGAGGCTATCAATAAAGCAATGAACCCTATTACGAATATCGCTCTAATCTCAGATAGCGATTTGGCTGAAACGGCTGATGTTGTAACTAATATTATGACATCTTATAAGATGAAGCCAGAACAGCTTACTGAGATTGCCGACCACTTAACAATGGGCTTCACGATGTCGAATACCACGTTGATGGAAATGGCTGAGGCATATAAATACTTTGGCTCGATTGCGTCCAATGTTGGCGTGGACTTCAAAGAGACTGTGGCAATGCTTGGTATTCTTGGTGACGCTGGTTTGAAGGGTTCACATGCTGGTACAACTATGCGCCAGATTATGAACAACATGATGAAGCCTACCAAGAAGCAAATTGAGTTGTGGTCAGAGCTTGGCATTGAGCGTACAGATTCTGAGGGTAATCTGAAATCCATGATACAACTTTTCAGTGAATTGGCTGAAAAGGGGGCTGTAAAACGTGCATTTGAGTTATTCCGTGTTACGGCAGCGCAAGGTGCTGTATCGTTGATTTCAGACCAAATGGGGCCACATAAATTGCAGCGCATAATGGCTGCTCTGAATGAGGATAGTGGCATAGCATCTTCTTTGGCTGAAGCGAAAATCAACAATCTTGAAGGTCTTTGGAAACAGATACAGTCTTCATTTACCGAGGCTGCTATGCAAGCTTTGGCTGATTTTGAACCGCAGGTCACAAATGTGATGAAGCAATTGATTAATTGGCTTCAGAGTAATGAAGGCCGTTCATTTGTGCGTGAATTGACTGGTTCGATATTTGAACTAATGAAGGGCGTTGGGAAATTAACTGTTTATTTTGTTGATATGTATCGTAAGTTTGCGCCACTTATTAATTTCTGGCTTAAACTTCAGATTATATTGAAAGCAATTATTATACCGATGCGTGTCATTAAGGGCTTGTGGAATTTCTTTCTTGGAGGGGCTGCTATTGCTCAAAAAATGGGTACGTGGACTCGTTCATTTGCTGATTTCAGACTGGCTTTTAAGGACACTGGTTCATTAAGGGCTGGTGCTTCAGCGTTTATGAATACTATGCGTGGCGTTGCATATACGGCACAGCAGACCGCTGGTATTGTTACTTCTTCTGGAATGGCAATTATGGGAGCGAATGGAAAGGTTATGGGTTCGCTTGGTATTCAAGGTACGCCTTTTTCTGGGAAGAATGGTGATGCTTGGGTTGCACGAAGAAATTTCTTTGAAAACAAATTTTTTAGTGGCAATGGTAGCATGGCAAGATTGACTAGGTTACGTACAGAAATGGCAAGAAACAGCGATATTATGTATAACTTAGCTAACACGACAAACTCGAAACTTCCAGAATCGGAACGCCAACGATTGCTTGCATTTTATAGTGGCCGTAATCAAGCAATCTGGAATCAGATAGAAAAGATGTATCAGGGAGTTGACCCATCAAAAAATAAGAATTTGACTTCGGCTCGAAATCTTCAAAGACTTCAAGGTCGTGTAAATCAATATCGTGGATTATATGAATCATATAAACAACGATATGGAGAAAACAGTCGTGGTGCAAAAACTTGGTATGGTAAATGGAAAGATGCAAATAGACGATTGCAAAGTGCCACTATGGGAGCAAGGAATGGTCTTGGTATCGCACAAGCTAATTATGCTGCAATGCAAGAGGCTAATCAAATGGCTGGCGGCGGTTATGTCTATAATCCTCAGGAGCGTAGGACTGGCGGTTTTTGGTCACGCCAGTGGGGACGAGCAAAAACAGCTGGTAGGGCTATTAGAAATTCTTGGAATAATCCCAATCATCGTGCAGGTTGGGCTGGTGGCGCTGGAATAGCAGGAGGTGCTATAGGCGCCATTGCAGGTTCCACATTGGGAAGTGGCGATTATAGTGGTATGGTATGGGGAACATTAGGGTCATTGCTGCCGTTATTTGCTTCCACTGGTCCTGGGGGCTGGATTGCTGGTGCGATTGCAGGTGTTGGTGCTTTGACTTATGAATTTATCAACATGAGCAAGGCTACGGATAAAGCAAGAGAATCACTTTTGCATGTGGGTGATGCTGTTAATATGAAGAATGGGTATTTGAGTGGCACTGACATTAGTGATATGGAGCGGACATATTCATTGATGTATGCGAAGAATATGTCAATTAACGATGTTATTGCTTCCAGAGTTGAATTGTTGGGTAAACAGCAGGATATTGAGGATTATTTATCTGGCAAACAAGAAAAGACCGAGTGGGAAGAGGAGCTTCGCGGAGGTTTTATTGAAGGTTATGAACAGATTAGAAATGCCACAAATGGTTGGGAAAAGTTTTGGGGTGGTTATGAACGTGCTTTGGCCGCTGGGCGAGTAGCTTTGGGTAACTTGCAACATGGAGATTTATTAACGTCATCTGGAGAATGGATAGGCTACGGTGGTGCTTCAATGCCACTTGCAGGAAAGAACGGTAAAACCATTGCAACTTTAGCAGCTGGCTATATGCAAGGCTTTAGAAAACCTACGCCAGAAATTTTTCGTGCTAATAAAAAATGGGAAGAGGATTATGCTAAGTTTATATCTGAAGGAAATTGGACGGAGTTGGCTAAATTACATAGGAGCATTACTGATACATTGGAAGGTTACATGTCTGGAGCTGACCCAACTACACGCCCAGATGTTTTTGACAGTAAGGTAAGAAAGTTAACTCCTGACCAAATGATGAATTTTTACACATTGAGGCAGGGTACTTATGACCGATATAAATATTGGCTTGACGAAGATCGATGGAATGATATTCAATCGTTCAAAGCAGCCACTGAAAGCGGCAACTTCTCTCAGGATATTGTGATGAGATTTCTATATGCTATGTCTCGTGGTCAATCGTTGTTGTCTCAATTTGGCACTCCTAATTGGCTTGGTAATATTCAATATAATGCTCAACAAAGAGGCTTTTATGGTCAACATATTATAAAGGACAATGGAGAGATAGATTTTCAAAGTGGGTTAGATGCTGCTTCTAGGTATGTTCAGGAATTTGAAGCATTGCAAAAAAATTTGAACGATTTGGCCACTAAATACCCAGCAATACAAAGTATGGTTCCAAATATTCTTCAACCATTCCAAGATATATACAAGACAGCACAAGATCAAATATTGAATCCTAACAATTACAACATAACTGCGCCGCAAATTGCGATGCACGGAGATTTGACCTTATCAATTGGAAGGGCTGGCACACGCTATTATTTGGATGCTGATGTTGATTTTGGGAATGCGGTGACAGCTAATTATTCTAATGGCAATGTGTTTTCCCGTCTTGTTTCTGGCTTGGCTAGTCCAAGCTATGTTGTATCACGGGGACAGTGGGGGTTTCCGACGTTGCAGCGCAGGACAGGGGTTGTTCCGCAGTTTACACCCACACCCACACCCACACCACAGTCACTGTTACAGTCACAGCGCAGGCTAAGGGGTTTGAGAAGTCAAGTATCATTAACTGATGATAATCCAAATTCTAATCCTCCAGCATACTTCACCTTTAATTTTAGGAACGGGGTAAATATTGAAAAAGTTAACGGAGATAACCCACAAGATCTTGGAGCGAAGATTCAAGAATTAATTGTTCAAGCAGTTACTGGAGCAGCCAATCAATATGGAGGTAATCCAGGCCAATATGCTTAAACAGCTATGATAAGAATAAAGGCGAGGTACCATGCCTCGCCTTTATTCTTCTTCGATTTTGTCAATTTGATTAACTAACGATACCAGATGCTCCACATCATCTTTAGCTTTTTTGCTGAAAATCCATCCAGCGCCACATTTTAGGTTCCTATTGAACTTTCCTCCCATTTTCTTTAGTTGTGTACGGAGTAGTTTCGTATCTCCAGTTACAACAATTGATTTCTCACTATATTCAGCGATTTCGAGATGGATGTCAGACAAATCAAATTCGACATCCATAGGTGGTTCTGCATAATAGCTATATAATGTAATAATCATAGTTTTAACAGCCTTTGAGACCGTAAAGATACAAATATTTTCCAAACCCAGCTATACAATCAACTGATATTTCGCCAATTTTCTATTCTTATGAAAAGTATAAGACAGAATGGGATTATTCAATACAATATGGTCTGAGCTGAAGATTGGTTACGATAAAGCTTACAGAGAACGAATGAATGATGCAATGTCAACTCTTGATTTGCGCTATCGTAAGTCCAAAAATGGCGTTTTGGTTTATAAAAGTCATGCCGCATATAAGTCTGTGTTTGAATTTATCTCACGGCAGAGCAAACTTCAGTACGCTGAAAGAACGCTGAACAGTTTGTGGCCTAAATACATAAAGTCCGTTGAAGAAACACGCAGAAAATATGCACTCGCCCAGCAAGACGCTAATAGGGCTATTCTGATTGCTAAAGGACAAGCAATTGACTCTGGTTTGGGAGCAGTTACGACCACTGAGGGCAATTATACATATATCGCCAAGGACAAATATGGTTCTAAAGTTCCAGATGCAATAATGGTTTATTATGATGTCGAAACACCTATATCAGTTTCAGATAATACGGCAAAGGCAAAACGTATGATAGCTATGGGAGTAGATGCTGATGAAGATGATTTTATGGGAGCCGATATTAGCACTCGCACAATCTGTTTTATAGACCTTGCCCCAGAAGTAACGCTCTCCAGTTCCAAGAATATTGTCCTTACCAATGTTCAAGGACGTGACTATTCTCGGAAGGAGCTGATAGCTGGTGGTGATTTGAAGTTCTCGGTATCAGGCAATATCGTTTACGATGAGCCTGACATTTACCCAGAAAATGATGTAAAGAAATTTATTCAGATGATGGAGTATAATGGTATTATCCATGTTAATCATCGTATGTTCCGTCAGTTTGGTGTTACATCTATTATAGTTCAAGACTTTAATCTTGGTAAGCCAGACTTCAAGAACATGCAACCATACAGTTTCAACTGTGTGGCTGTAGAGCCCGACGAAGCTGTAGTCATCACTCAGGACACTATTGGAACAATCAACCACGATATAGCAGTTAGTCCTGTTGATGGCTGGATGTCTATCGTGCTTGGCAAGAAGAGAATTGAACTGAATGGAGATAACAAGTATATCCAGATGGGCGCAAATGCTGCAACTGGTGCTGCTATGGGTGCTCTTGGATCATTAACAGACTTAGTACCTAATATTTAATGGCAAATTACCAGACAGATGGAAAGCCAAGCTTCCATATCTTAATAAGCCTTATTGAGATATGGAAGCCTACTGATGTGACAAAGCCGATGGATAAGCCCGATCGCTCAGGAATAATGATGATTACTGAGTGCGAGCAAATCGAAATCGTTGAGTCATATAAGCAGCTCATTGGCACCGCTAACGTGCGTTTTCCCAGAGGAACGGTTATTAAGCGAACCATCACCAAGGAGAACGAATATAAATATAATTCAAAGGTTACAGCTGATACTGTGGACCACGGTATAGTCATTGAAAAACGAGCTGATTCCAAGAAAGCGGATGTAACTGATTTCAATATAGGCGACCGCATTACTATTAGGCTTGGTTATACAACTGACCCGAAGATTGCTGACTTGGCGAAGGTGAGTCTTGACGGTAACAAGACAATATTCAACAATGATGATTTGCTGAAGAAATATCGTGACGCATTGACCATAATGTTTGAAGGCTATATTACACAGGTCAGTCTTGACACACCCATTGAACTCCAGTGTGAAAATCTTGCTGGTGGATTGAGACGTATTACTTGTCCTAAGAAAACCCTCAAAGCTGCAACCGTCAATGGTTTGTTCTCAAATGATAATAAGAGTGACAAATTATTGGAAGGGACTGGGTTAATTCTTGATCCAAAGACACAAGGCTGCAATATTTCGATAGGTAAATTGGAAATGACTTCTGACCTTCAAGTTTCAGACATTCTTTTGAGGTTGAATGAACGAGGCTTATATGGCTTTGTGCAAATCCAAAACAACCAGCCAGTATTAACCATTTGCCGTGCATATTTTTCTAATCCTAAAAATGATTCTATTTTGAAAGCCGCAAGTTATTCTGGAAATAAACAACCAGTATGTATAGATTTCGCATATAATGTGGCTGAAAATAGTTTATCTTTAATGGACACAGATAAGCACTTTATGGTTGTTGAAGCTACAGGAACTGATAAAGAGGGAAAGATACTGCATGTTACAGTTCGCCTTAATCCAGATTGGTCTGAGGGTGATTCGGAAGATATGAAATGGCAATTCCTGAATGAAACCGCAGAGACGAAGAAATCAAAGAAGCGTAAGGGTTCAAAGAAAGGGAAAGGTGGTGGAGGAAGTGGTAAAACTCGTCGCAAACGCTGGAAGATGAGTGAATATACCATTATCAAGTTTATCTCAAAGGAAGTTTCAACGACAATGCCCAAATTGAAAGAGGAAGCTAAGAAGTATTTTGATGGCTATAATATGAATGGCATTGAAGGCTCTTTGACTCTGTTCGGTGATTTGATAAAAGAGTTACACACAGCAAGCATTGTTACGTTAAACGACCCAAGGCAGCCTAACAAAAACGGGCAATATCTTGTTGAGGAATTGGTAACAAAGTTTGGAGTGAATGGTTTCCGTCAAACGATTAAATTACCTTATTGTTTGGCTCGTGACAACGAAAAGAAAAAACAAACATCAAATGAGCAAAATTGAATCGGAGCAAGGCTCCAGACAAGCGATATTTGAGGCTATACGCAAGATAGCGTTGCATGGTGTGGTGAACCCTAAGACTGGAGCAGCTCATTACACTGGCAAAGTTACTGGCTATGTCGCAGCGATTCATACTGAGGGCGAATTGGCAGGAACTATCGACGTGCAAGAATATCTCGATTTATCAGATGATGAAGATGAGGATGTGGGCGTAGGGTTCCATGAAGGCGTTCTTTTGAGTGCTATCCAGAATAACTCTACTGGTATGGTCATTGTTCCGAAGCTCTATTCCGAAGTCACTATTACAACCGACCCAGAAACCATGAACGAATATGTTATCATGTTCTCTCATGTCGATATAATCCAGATGGATTCGCATGAGAAAGTAGTGGTTGGAGTTACTGAGCGTGAGGAATATGATATAGATGATGACGATGCTCCAGATGTGGAAAACCTCGAACCTACTGGATTGTCTGCTCACACCACATATCTCAAAGATTCAATTACCGATGAAGTTATTGATAAAGAAGGTGATAAGCAAGCAAAACAAACCATCACCTCCAGTCAAATAAAAAATGAAGTTGGCGAAGAAAGTGGGACTTTGATTGATGAGGACAAGGTGAAGTTGAAGCATGGTAGTTCAGAAGCAACACTGGACGACGATTCTGTTACAATTAAGCATGGCGGTTCATCTGTTGTTGTTGAGGATGGCGTGGTAAGCGTAGGAAGCAAGAGTGGCACAAGCTCTGCTGTCTTGTATGAGGAATTGGCGCAAATATTTGGCAGTCTTTTGGATTACATTGCACAAATCAAGACCACCACCCAGCTTGGTCCACAGCCACCCCTTAATGTGCCAGCATTCCTCTCACTCAAAGGACAAATAGAAAGATTTAAGAGTACACACGTCAAAATACAAAAATAATGGCAGCAGCGGCACTTATATTCAACGAAGCGGAACTCGACCAAACTACAAGTTTATATGACTTGTACAGTCGATTCTATCAAGGTATGCGCACTGCCAATATGGTTGATGCGCCAGATTTCACTACCAACACACCTACGTTACCAAATGGCGAAGTAGATATAGCCGCTATCAATAAACAGATAGCAGCATATTCCGATATTCTGATGAAGAACTCGGCATATATGATGGCTAACTCTATCATATCGACTGTTACTGGAGGCGGCAGTGGTAGCGGTAGCGGAACAGCTGGTGCTGGTTTTGTATCAAGACATGGAGATAGTATGGTGGGCCAATTAACCGCGTTATATGGGTTTCAAGCAGGCTCGCAGAACACAAAGATTTTTGAAGTCATTATTGACGCTAATAATAAAAAGATAGGCCATATTTATGGCAACTTGCTGACTGATAATGATGCGTCAATTCTTGGGCAATTAAATCTAAGTAACTCTGGCATTTATTTTGGTAAAACCCAATCAATATATTATGCAGACAACAAACTTCAGATTAGTTCTGCTAATATTAATATGACTGGTTCCATAAGTGTTTCTGGGGCAATTGTATTAGGTGATATTCTGATAAATAAATCTGGTATATTCTGGCAGAATAAGGAGTTCTACCATAGTGGGAACTGCAACAATCAAATTACAGACTGGTCAATGCGTGATGCCCATGTATTCAGGAACTTGAACGTTGCTGGGGAAGTGACGATTGGTGGAAGGTTATCTGCAAAACATGGTTTTGATTTTGAAGAGAACAATACCAAGCTCTTGTACACTGAATATGATCAAACAACATCAACCTCCAAGATTCAGATGGCCACAGATTTGTCAATTTTGCCTGATCATGGAATTAAATTTTCGGACAAATATATCATTAAGGCAAGAGGTGGATCGGATAAAATAGTGTCAATCTCAGCCCCTGCTATGACATTAAATTTAGGAGATAGTGATGGAACAACAGCAACTGACCATATAGCCTTGCAAGCAGGTATTTGGAATTATGGAAGTGATTATCGCATTATTTCTCAGTTTGGAGACGGTAATTTTCCTAATTCATTCAGCGCTGGGTGCGGTAATTCTGGCTCAACCGTATTACAGACTTATTATCGGTCGGAGTCTGATTGTGGAGTAATCTTTATGAAGAATATCAGGTTTGGGCAAGCTGGAGGACCTGCGATATTTACCGATAATAATGCTCAAATTATATTTCAGATTCCATATACCCATATTTCTGAGACAGATTCAACATCTCAGATTGATGAAATTCCAGTTTCGATGAGATTCATGCAGACAGATTCTCAATTTAAGGATCTTAGCATGAACTGGTCGGCAACGTTACATTTAGATACCAATGGTGAATTTTTTGCTTTCGATAAGCCTATAGAAGTCTCATCATTGTCAATTATTAGCAATACTTACAAAACTTGTTTGCAGGAAAATGTTCTATTCTTTGGTGACGGGACTTATTTGGAGGGAGTTAGTGGCGGCATTCGATATGCAGGCAACGCTTTGTTCACAGGAGTTCTTAGCTCAACAATTTTCACAAGCGGCTTTGCTGGGAATGGATGGGCAATTTCGAGAAGTGGACTTACTGGGAATGTGTCAGCTACATTTGACGAGCTTGTAATACGAAAAAAAATGAGAGTGTTTGAGCTCGAGGTTCAAAAGGTTTCTGTTACTAATGGATCTTTATGGGTCTGTGATTCATGCTCAGGAGATGCTGTTGAAGAATTATTGTAAATGTCTGTTTTTAATTATAAAAAATATCGGATTCTGTTAAACGCAGACACAAAGAAGATACAGGGTTTGCGGACAGGAGATATTGTACGCAGGCAGTATTATGATGGAAATAATTCCATTTATTCTTTGATGTGCGTACTTGGATATGGAGAAGCTAATGTCGATGGAAAAGCTCAATCATATTTTGACGGGGCTTTGCTGGAAGGCAATCATCCTCAGACGAGTGAACTTCTGGATTTTGCAAGGGTAACTAATTTATTTGATTGCAATCGTTCAGGAGCGCTTTATTTTACCGCGTCTGACGGAGAGTCGCCTTACATGGATGTTGTCGATGGAATTGCCAAAAATTCAAGTTTTTGCTGGCCTGAAGGCATAAATAATACAGAGTACGAGGATAGCGTTTCACAATATATTGTCAAAGGCAAGAGCTATGTAGAATCGACTTATTTAGACAGTGAGAACGGTGATGACAGCAAGCAGTATAGCCGAATTTGTACGATAAAAAGGAATAGTAAAAAAAATTCTTCAGGAGAATTTATTGGTCTTTCCCAGAAATTTTATCAATATGTGGCAAACCCCAATAGAATACTCATATCATATTGGGTAAAATCTTCCAAGCAATTGGATTATTCGGTGGCATTGAGCTATTCTGATGATTTGAAAAGCGACGGAACAATAAATGAGACATCTTCCACAGATTGGCAATATAAATTGCATGTAATTACTGTTGATTGGTCTGGAAGGCATTTGAGGACATTAAAAATTGATTTAAGCAAGTTATCTGAAGATGGTGATCAAATATCATTTTCAGGCTTAAACATCATTGCCCTTTCAAGTCTTTCTAATTTCCAAGAATCAAGCCAAATACGTGTAGGTAAGCTTACTGGAATAGTCGACCCTGTTTTTGGCCAGCTTGATGGGTATGGAGGATATTTACAGAAGCTGTATGCTACTGGGTCAGCTCATGTGTCAGGAACATTAACAGCAGGAGATGAGAATGGATTTGCCGCTACGTTTTATGCTGGAAGGATACATCGAAATGCCTTCATTAATTCATTATCTCCATCTATTTCTGGAGAATTTCAAGTATCTGCTGATATTACAAGTCCTACAGGAGTTGGATCGGTATTTTGTTTTGGTTCGCCAATTGCCGTTACAGCACAGAAGAACAGCTGGTGTACAGATAAAAAGAATAGCGTGTACACATTCTCGTTTTGGCTTTATTCTAAAAATTCAGGGACATTTCAGATTTTCCAAAATGAGCATTTGATTAAGACTATTTCTGTTACACAAAAAGATGCGCATAAATGGAAAAGATTTGCAGTATCATATAAGATAATTAGTGTAGAGAATGCAATTGATGATTTATTTTTTACGTTGTCTCCAGTATTTGACTTCATAGAGTTAAATAACGTATCTGAAAACGTTAAAAGTACAGATGAGAATGTAGCTTATTTTACATCTCCACAGCTTGAAAAGGGACTCTATCCTACGCAATACCAGCCTACTGATGCAGTGCTGAATTATACTGAAGATTTTGGCGCTTGGTTTAATCGCGGTGGCATAGGAGGAACTATTCAAAATCCGCTACTCCAGCTTAATTATCAGGGCAAAGGGGCGATTGCAAGCCGAAGTCAGTCTTTCTTGCTAAATACCGATGGATCAGGACATATCGCAAAAGGTAATATTAAATGGGATGATCAAGGGAAAGTTATTTTTGGTGATCAAGTGACATTGAACTGGGAGAATATCGAAGGGGACATGCCCAACGATATGAAAGGAAGGTCGCTAAGAATCATAGGGAATGACATGATTGGGGTGATTGTTTCAAGTTTTGATAATTCTATATCATTTGATCCCAAGACAGTTCAGTTGACAGCCATATTAACTAATATGGATAAGTCAAAATGTAGTTTTTCATGGTCATATTTGAATGATGGAAAGTATGTTCAATTTATTGGAGAGTCGTTAGATAGTATTGATATTAAGGCTGATGGTGATTTTTGGAATGGTGGGCTGACTTTAACAATACAATGCTCAGTAATATATGATGGGGAAACTTATTGTGATGTTAAGACGTTGCGAAAAAGGTATATGGAGGGCTTTGTTGTTAAAATTGAGTCTTCTCAGGGTGATGCCTTTCACGGGGCAAATTGTCAGACGCAATTAAAAGCGAAAGTGTATTATCAAGGCAAATTACTCAGCGATGAAGTAGTTGCAAAGAATTTCGTTTTTACTTGGCATAAGTATCATGCTAACGATCCGAGTTCTGAAGTAACGGATTGCTGGAATAGTATTAATCAAAATGCACGAAGCATTACTCTTGATTATCAGCTTGATGGAAGCGACATATACACATGTGAGCTTCAAGACAATGGCAATGGGTTTGATTATGATTTCGACGCTGTGTTCTAAAAATAAGTACAATGGATTTCATTGATATAACTGGGTTAAAGACTAAGGTCAACAATAATGGAACTGATGCAAATGGTAAGCTTTTTGCAACAGAGTTTAACACACTGGTCCAAGCTGTTATCGATAATCAAAGAGAGATTGTTAATACGGATAAGATTGCAAATCCTATAATAGCTTCTGTCACAGCAAGCCCTAATTTATGTGCTTATACTGGAAGTAATATTAATGTTACGCTCAACGGAAACATAAAGAAGAAGAATGGAGAGATTGTTAAAGCTGATTCTGTGATTATGAAAATTAATGACCAGACATTTAACACTCAATTTGCTGTTGCAACTATTCTTGATAAAGGATTTTATAAAGTGTCTTATATCGCTACTGTGAATGGGGCTACATATAGTTCTGAAACAAGCGTTACTGTTATGCTCCAGATGAGAGTTGGATTTTCGCAATATGATGTTGTATCAGACCTTGTTATTACAGACTTGGATGTAAAGCCATTGCAGAGCTATATTGGATGTGATTTGGAGTTGTCAAATGATACTGATTTTAAGTATTTTTGGATTTGTATCGATGATCAACTGAAAATAAACAAATTGACGTCAAACGGCATTTATGTTCCATTTATTGATTCTGGCAGTAAGGACGGGTATAGATGTTATAGAACATTAGAGGCTGTTGCTAAAGGTAGCAAGTCATTTTCTTTAATCTAAAGTAAATAATGGCAGATATTTATGTATATGGAACATTTAAGAATGACACGAAAAGCGGAGTATTAGCAAAAACAGATCAGCTTTTTGATGATTACTACAACCAAATGCAATCAGAAATCAACAAAAAAGTTGCAGATGATATTAGCAATATTAAAATATCTACTGGCAATCTTGATATAATTACTGATGAAGAGATCAATGCTTTAATTAATAGTTAATTTAAATTTATAATAACATTTAGACAACGTTAATAATGACAAAATTTTTATCACTCGAGGGCTTGACAACCCTAATTGCAAAGATTAAGAGTTATTTCGCCGCAAAGAATGAGGCAATCAAGGCCATCACGGGCAGCGGCAACCGCGTAATCTCCTACATCCGTGCCGACAACACAACCGGGTCGTTCAACTACCAGGATACCACCTATGGCACGGGAAACACCAGCACCGCAGGCATCACCAAGCTCTACACGTCGCTGGGCACGCAGAGCGACGGAGCACCTACCAACAGCCTGCTTAACTCGCAGGTGTCGGCCCTCAACACAGCCATCGGCAAGAAGCAGGACAAGTTAACCGCTGGGCAGGGCATCAAGATTGCAGGCAACACCATCAGCGTGCAGGTAGACAGCACACTATTTGTGGTCGTGACCTCGCTGCCCGACGCGCCAGCAAGCGGAAACGAGGGTAAGATACACCTCGTGCCGCTGAGCAAGACTTCGACTAATAACAAATATGCCGAATACATCTGGCGCGGCACTACCGACAAGTGGGAGCAGCTGGGCACAATCAGCTCGAAGATGGATTTGAGCGACTATTCCACTACAGAGCAGGTTAAAGCCCTTGTCAAGACAGAGACCGACGCTCGCACGGCAGCAGACACAGCAGAGACTAACGCTCGCACGGCAGCCGACACCGCACTGGGCAACCGCATCAGCGCGCTCGAGGGCGACGAGGATGTGTTCGCAGGCGCCACTGGAGACGTAACAAGCATTACCACGGATTTCACGGGCTACTTTCTGAACGCCAGCACGCACGGAGTCTTAAAGGTAACCAACGGCAACATTAGAGCTGTGCCCACAATAGGCCCCTTCCTCTTCAACGACACCGCCACGGGCGACTGGTACATCGTCGACACGGGCAAGAGCACCACCAAGGTGCAGACATCAATCACCACGGCTGAAATAAACGCACTGTTCTAAGCTATGCAAAAGTTTCTAAACTACGAAGGGCTACAGTCGCTCGCAGGAAAGATACAGGACAGCTACCTGCCAAGGAGCAACGGCGTGTTTCTACTACAGCACGACACGAGAAACCACATCGAGCGCTTTGTCGTGCCCGAGTTTTGGGCTGCCAACGCCCAGCAAGGAACCTGCTGTGGCGTGGTGGTGCAGGTGGCAGGGAAAATATATGTGCTCGCTCCAGTGCAGGTCTCGCTCCCCTGGGCCACATCATCGCAGCTGGTGGGCGCGGCCGTGAGCAATTACTTCGACGCCATGCTCGACCTCGACGGCAAGGCCAAGACGGCCGCCATCGTTTCTCGCTACGGCTCGGGCACGGGCTATGCGGCAGGCTACTGCAACGCCTACGGAAACGGCGCTATCGAGGCAGGCAAGTGGTGGTTGGGCAGCGCTGGAGAGTGGATCGAGATAGGCGCGATGCGTGCTGGCGTGCTCCGTGCCTATGAGATGCTGGGAGTGTCATTCGGAGGCTCGCAGAACAGCTCCACGGAATACTCGTCAAGCAATTTCTGGTATGCACAGGCGATGCTTGACTGGTGCCAGCAAATTTCACGCTGGCGCCCAAAAACCACAGCAGGGCCTACAACTCCAATAACAAGACTAAGATGACACCACTCTCAAAAAACACTGGCACTGCTGCTGCTCATCGGAGGGGTCTACGGAATATTCAAGATAGAAAAATTATAAAGTAGGTTTTCTCATATTGTTTTTAGGTTAATTAGGTTTATTAGTTGCAACGCTGGCTGCCTGCGAGGGGTAGCCAGCGTTGTTATGAAGCGATTACGTATGTAAAGAATGGCATTTAAGCGCGTATTGAGTACCATTTTCTTTTTGGTTGCGTTAAGGTTTATGTGTCATATTCGCAACCATAAATTATTTAATCTGCTATTCTTTAGAAAAATTAAATATGGCCACATTAGCAAAGGATTCGATAACATTAATGCCAGTTAACGACGCTTATTCAGTATCGTTAAGCCCGAGTTCTATTGTTGTCAGAGCTGATGCAGATGGAAATTTTCAGACAGGAGAAGACTTTTCAGCTTTATATTTCTATACAATCAACGTAACTTGTGGAGCAAAACAAATCGCTTTTTCTTTGTCAAAATCAAGCGATTCTGGAAATTGTCAATATGAATGCAAGAATTTGGACGATAAGACATGGATGGTTAGGCTTACCAGCGTTACCAACGGAACTCATGACGGCTTTATAAAGGTGTCAGTTTCTGTCGGCAAGTTGTTCAAAACAGAAGCTACCATGTCATTCAGTGTAGTACGGGAATCTAGTTTGCTTGATTGGATAAAGGATTGGAACTCAAACAAGACTAAAATTGGAGGAGAATATGTTATTACTCCAAAGATATTCGTAGGTAAAAGAGAAAAAGGAGACAATGGATTGTCTACTCTTTCTGGAGTATATATAGGCCAAGACAATGGCGAATTAAAAACCTCATCTCCAGGAATATATGGATTTAAGAATAGTGCAGAAATTTTTCACATTAATTCATTGGGGGCTTTGATTGGCGGATGGTCAATTGAACAAGGCGGAATACAAACGAGTGATGGCCTTATGAAAATAATGTCACAAGGATCAATTATTAGTTTGAATAATGATGGTAATACGCTGTGGGGAATATATAAAGATGGCTCTGCATCTTTTGCGAATGGGAATGTTCAATTTTCTTCTGATGGGTCAGCGTCGTATAAGGGTGAAATTACTGCATTGACTGGTAAAATTGGTGGATGGTCTATTAGTCCAAGCGGCATATATAATGAGCACTTATCAATCGACTCTGTTAACAATTATATAGGAATAAGTAGAGTCCCGTCTTTATATCCTCCTGGGACTATCAATGTTCACCAATTGAATGTCAAGGAAGGAGGCGGAATCTACATGCACTATACTAATGTGTCTGAATATGGAATCGCTTGTTATTTGCCGAAAGCAAGCGATTACAGGCTTATATTTAGTTTAGGAAATGTAAATAAGATAGCCAATTGGTCGTTTGAAGAAGATGCACTGTATATAGGCACAAAGAATAATCAGTTAGGGCAATTTACTACCGAAAGTGGCAGTGTAACTATTGGAAGTAATGGGTTAAGAGGGTATAGTTGGTACATTGATAAAGATGGAGAGGCTGAGTTCGCTGATGGCCGAGTTGTATTGGGGCATGATAATGCTACCATCGCAGGCTGGAACATCTACCAAAATGCTTTTGGAACTGGTAAAATAGCCCTTGTGTCAACAGATTCCCCAGGTCTATACATTACATCTTCAGGAGATTTTTCTTCCGCTGACGTGGGAAGGTTTTCCAATATTATTGAAACTAACGGAGGAATGTCTTTAGTTTCAAATGGAAGTGAAGTTTCGTTGATTGCTGTAAAATCAGATAATTCAGTAAGGCTTGTAACGTCTTCTGACAAGATAGAATTAGAAGCAAAAAAGAATAATAGCACAGTATTTTTAATTTCTTCTTCGAGTAATAATCAAATCGGTGCTTGGTATTTTGACAATGAAGCATTATATACAGGGAACAAAACCACTAGCGGATTTTCCAGTAAGGATGAAATCACCCTTGGGGCAAATGGCCTTAGGGGGAGTAAATGGAGGCTCGAAAAGGATGGAAGCGGCGCCTTTGCAGGCGGTAATATTTCGTGGGATTCAGATGGCAATATGCAAGTGTCTTCTAATTTTACGGCAGGCGCACTAAAAACAGGCAATGGCGGTCCACACGTTGAGATTTCAGGCAGTGAAATTAATGTGTTTGGAATGACAGCAAGAAATATAAGGTTTGGGGTTAATAGTCAGGGATTGGCTGTTCTTGAATATTACGATAATGATGGCAAATTGCTGTATAATCTTGGTCCTTCAGGATATGTGGAGATTAAAAGCAAGGACAATTCATGGTCTTTACAATTGCTAAAAAAGATAAATGATAGCTCTACATTAAAAGATATACTGAGTGTAAGAAAGACAGATTGCACCACGTATTATTTATTTAAAGAGGGATGGAGTATGTTAGGTAATAACACTCTATTTCATATTAGTGGGGAAAGCAACCCGTCAGAATATAATAATTGTATTTTTTCCACAGATAAATTAAGCGGCACTAAACAGACAGATCATCCAGTTGGCGACAAAATTAATGGTTGGTTCGTTGAACCAAGCACTGGGCTGAAGGAAGATTATTTAGTAGAAGATGCAGGAAGTGATGTGTATGTAATATGGCTTTGTCATTATCAAAATGGATTATTGGAAAAAACTGTGCCTGTCCTATATACTGATGAAATAGTGCAGCATTATCCAGATTCGTATGGGTGCAATAAGTCTAGAGAAGTACTAACCGAAGGCCCGTTGTGGAAATATGGGATAAAACATTTCTTAGAAAAATGAGAAAAGATATAAAATTACGCATAGATACTGGTGATATACAATTTGTTAACAAAACAAAATTGGATAAGCGAACCTTTAGATGGGTGGAGAATCCGAATGGTTTGTCTCGCTATATCTGGGGAGAGATTACACTCCCAGCATCGGTGTCTGAGAATAGAATTATAGAGAATGGTCTATTGGTCTCAATTCCATATACTCCTAAATATAAGGAATTTTATATACGAGTAAAACGAATGTATGATGCAGAATCGTTTACCTATGTGCAAAACCCAACGGATGGCACAGAATGGTTTCTTGTACAGTCTAGGATCAATAGCGGAGAATTAAAAAATGTGTTTGCTTCCCAGTTGATAACCATTCATGATAGCAGTTATTTTATCAAGTTGATTGATGGTGTTGCTAGAATATATGCTGGAGAAATCAGTGATTTCAGCATTGTTAAAGCAAATCATCAGAATGCTAATATGATGTTAAAATGTATGCCAACAAACAATTACAGATACCCTCTTACAGGTGTTGGATTAGTTAAATTCATCAATAGCAACATCAATTATTCACGCCTATCAGAAGTTTTGCAACGAGAATTTCGGGCTGATGGCGTGAGCGTGAAAAATGCAAGTTATGACTTTGAGACTAAAGACTTGCATCTTGATTTAGACACTTCAAGCGTAGATAGCAATGGCAGTATATAAGGTAAAACCAAATCAAAATATTTGGGATGTTGCCATTCATTTGTATGGTAGCATTGAAGGTATTTTTGACTTATTGATAAGCAATGAGAAACTGAGTGTAAATGATGATTTGGTTGCAGGAATGGAACTAAATTACCACGACTATTTTAAAGTCAATGAGGGTATTGTTTCCTGTATGGATGAGCGTAATCTCATTCCAGCTAACGGAGAACGACATATTTATCCGAAGCAAACAGACGAACCATTGCGATTTATCTACGAGACCAATCCCATTGACAAATACACAGAATTTGTTGTCGCTGGTGATGGAGTTATGGTCGTAGATTGGGGTGACAATAGCGAACTGGAATCCATCATACTCTCACATACGAATACAGTTCACACACATTACTTTGACAGCGAGGTTGACAAGAGGGTTATTAAGGTGTATGGTGATTTTTCGCTCATATACATTGACTTAACTAAACTGGGTGGCGCAATCCTTCCAGTAGCACCACTTTTGGTTGACGAAGTAACTTCTCACTCAAACAGCTTCTCACTCAAAGGGCTATTCTTATTTAAAGGAACTTATAAGGTCGATTTGACGTATATGCGTATTAGCGACCTTATGCCCATAGCAGACATGAACTTGCAGGAACTCAACTTAATTCATGCAAGGTTTGAGAGCGTATCAGTGCTTGATGATTATCTGGTATATATCGCAAGTCCTGAACATCATGGCACCAGAAGAAATTGCAAGGTTTATCTCACCCAAGAGCCATCTTCTGTTGGTATGGCAGCAATTGAAACTATTATCAACGAAGATTCTTGGAATGAGTCTGGTCAATGGGAGTTTAATATAAACGGTAGAATTTATAAAAAAGAATAATGGCAAGGACATTAACTGAAATATTTACACAAGCTAAGGAAGCTCGAAATAATTATTTAGAGCTTACTGAGTTTGAGAATGACTCCAAAATGTCTGTTATGGACGCCTTTACTTGGGTGACAGCAGCCTGTATATGGACGTTTGAAAACTTGCTGGACGTGTTCAAGGTTGATTTAGCAAGAGACCTTCAGAACCGAATTAACGGTACTGCCGCTTATTATTCTAATGCTCTTCTCAAATATCAGTCTGGAGATGAGTTGGCAATGAATGATGAAGGAACCGCTTTTTCATATCCAACTATTGATGAGACTAAGCGTATTGTTACAAAAGTTGCTTATTCGGAGTATGATGAAACGGGATTTCATGACAAGCAATTGCTATTAAAAATTGCTACTGGTAATATTGGGGAGTATAAGCGTATCGCAAACGAAGAACTCCTTGCAATAAGGGCTTATATGGATAAAATTGCTTTTGCTGGAACTCACATTAATGTTGTGAGCCGTAATGGCGACGTCCTTATTCCCAGAGTGACGGTTTATTATGATGGAGCTATTAGTGCCGATGAAGTGTATGACAATATCGAGGAATCGCTTAACAGCTTTGTTGCTGGCGTGGACTTCAATGGTGTTGTGTACGTTCAGAAAATCATTGACGCAATCCAGAAAGCAGATCATGTGGTTGATGTCTATATTGATAATAGCGCTACAGATTTGCAAGGAATCTTTATCGCTCAATATGACGATGACAACAATCTAATCCCAGTTACTGAAGGGGGTTCAGACTATGAGCATCGTGTAAAGCGTTTTTTTACTCCTAATAGCGGTTTTATGAAACAAAGTAGCAGAGAAGGGGTTGAACGGGATTTACAAACTTGGCGTGAAGCAATAACTCTCAGGCTTGAATCGTAATGCGTTATAAGATAGATTTTAAGAAATTAGTAAATAGGTTCGTACCTCATTATATGGGTGGACGCAAACTTATTCTATATCTCCAGTCGTGCGTTGAGCCGTTGCAAGATGTGAGTAATGCCTTCTCGGACTGGGCAAAAGAGACACGTATCGAGGCTTCAATGACCTCTCAGGTATTCAAGCTGGAATGGTTCTTAAATCGCAAGTTCAGTAAGTATTTCATTAATTCTGGAGAACGTATATCAATCAAAAATGGAGAGAAACTTGGGGTAGCCATATATTATCAGTCTGCTTCAATTGATACTAAAGATAATATGCTACTTTACCAAGAGAGCGAGGGCGCACGTCAAGGACCAGTCCTCTACCATTCGGACGATACGACAACGGAAAGTAGTCATAGTTTTACTGTTTACTCTCCAGCCATCGACACTACAAAAATATCGCAGGAATCATATCATGCGATGCTTTCCTACTATATTGACAAGTACAAAATTTCAAGTAAATCATATATAATCAAATATAACGATTAATGAAAGAATTTGGCGCACAACAAGGCGGTCGATATACTTATGCTGATGACTTACTGAATCTGCAAGAGTTAGCTTTGTCTTTCAGTAGTATCTTCAACGATTGCGACAATTTCATAATTAGCGGTTGTGAAGTGTCTGGACGTACGATTTCGGCTGGTTACGTTTATCTTAATGGCAAGATCAGACGATTCTCTGGAGCTTCTGGAGTGAGTTCTTGGCCTCAGTATATCTATGAGCAGAACAGCACAGAAACTGTAGCGTATGCAAGTGGAGCGGACAAGGTTGGTCGATACGTCTATGGTTGCGCTCTTGCTTCTACAATTCCTACTGCTCTTGACCCGATAACCAATCAAGTGCCTACGGGTATTCAAATTACATCTTCAGGCGGTTTGCGGATGCGTGAAGCATTATTCGGCAAGTACGCATTGCTTCTTCAGACTACTAAAGCCTCTCAGACCGTTAATGGTAAAGTCGTATATTCTGGTGATGTTGATGTGAGCGGTATTCTTTCGGCCAACGGAGATTTGAAGGTTAGCAAGGGAACTGGTGTGGCACAAATCATTTACGATGGCACTGATTTTGTTATTAAGTCACGCATAAATACTGGTAAGGCTTATGAAATGCGTATCGTCGATAATAGTGGTTTGCAGTTTATTATTGACAATACTGTTGTTGGTTCGTTGACTGAAAATGGTTTTGTATCAAGTATGCCAATTTCCGTAAGCGGCGGATTGCTTGGAGAAGTTATGACAATTTCTGACCATATCTATAATTCTGGTCAATCAAGCAACACAGCTTCGCTCAATATCAATATTAAAGGCTACAATGGAGGCAATACCCATTACCGTAATACCTATATTGGCAATGGTAAGGGTGTGGCTGTTCTCTCAATAATAGGCAGCACTGGAGAAATGATTGGTAACGGAACCATGTCGCTGGTGAGTTCTTCGGTGAATGGAATGACACTTAAAAGTACACTCGCCAAATCAAATGTGGCTTTGCGTAAGATATTACTTTGGGCTGACACTAACAATGAGACTATGGCAAGTATCGGATTCAACTCGACCACTACCAGCATTTTTGAAATTAAAAATACAATTGCTGACATTAACGTCATTGGATTAACAGCAGTCAATATCGGCCCAGCTATCAAGGAAAATGGAATATTGCTTTCTGATAAGTATTTATCAATAGCAAGTTTCAATACCGCACATGCACAAAAAGCCAATGCAACCGATGTATATTCCAAGACTGATGCCGACAATACATTTGGTAAAAAAGCAAATGGACTCTCTCAATTCGTTACAAATACTAACACGCAAGCTGTATTGCGTCAGCATATTGGTGCTTTGGGTGCAAGTGATGTGACAAACGTGTATGCTCGCATTGACCAATTACTTGCCGATATTGCCACAACAGACGAAAGGAAGCGAACAATTCGTAATAATATTGGAGCAGCTGGCGTTGGTGATTTCCAGCCAGTTCTTTCAGATACGGGTTGGATTGCAATATCGGGGACGAGTCTATATGCTCGTCAAATCGGCAACATTGTAAGTGTACAAGGTAAAGTCACGACTAGACATCAAGGAACCGTGTTTACATTGCCCAACCAAATATCTGCTCCGATTCATAACGTATCATTCAGTGCGCCCAATAAAAAATGGGGTGGATATATTGACGGTAATACGAAGACTTTTATCGCAACTTGCCGAGGCGACCACGGCGATATAATATCTTTTTCACTCACTTATATGGTATAAAACAATGAAAGTACATTCATTTATCAAAGACACTATCGCAATGGAGCAGAACGAAGCAGCTTCCATTGCCGCTCAAAACGTAACTTATGAACACAGCAATAGAGTTGAAGCCAGCCCTGCCTCTTCCACAGAAGAAGAAACCGCTTCCAGACAAGACACCGAAGCAACGGAAGAAGAAACGGGGGCGACCGAGGAAAAGAAGGGTAAAAAAGGTCCGAGGAATAAAAAGAACATTTGACGATACAAAAGTCGGTCATTTCTTAAAATACGAGGCTCCATTGGAGTATGAGCTTCTTGTTAACTCGATGGGGGCAGGCAAGGCTCCATCAGCCGACATGATAGAAATGATTGGGTATGCGTCTATCAATCCTTTGTTCAAAAAGCCAAAGTTTAGACGAGCATTAATTGAATATCGGAAGAAAGGTCTATACCACATCGTTCCTCGACCACCAGCCTCTCCTTCAATAGAAATGTATTATATTCGTGTGCGTAACGGTAATTCCGTGAAGCGAGGCACAAATAAAATTATGGGGTAATCATTTATTTATCCCATAATTTTATCTCCTTTTCAAAATTATATTTATATTTGCGTTCCAAATTGACTCGTACATCATCCCAGTGCATATCTCCAAACCCCTACTACATGTATGATTTCTCAGTAACCGTCAAGAAGTTGACGGATGTTGAGTTAATGCGTAGAGCATGTGAAATGACTTTTAATGGTACGAGCCATCAATCACTGGTGAGTATCTATAAGTCCGAACACTCTCCAGCAAGAACTCAACTATTTTGGATTGAAGCAAAACACATTCCATTATTTATTTCGACACATCTGCTTCGACACCATGTCGGCTCTATTCCATTCCAGTTGTCATGTCGTGATGATAGGAATGGCGGCAACATTAGTTTCCCAGAACGTATCAGCAAGGTAAAAGACCGTATTAATCAGGCACAAGAGTATTCTCAGATTGGCGACTGGATGGCAAGCAATGCTCAAAATGAAGTAGCTATCAATGAGCTTGATTGGCTATTGGAAAATGCAGACCGCCAGACACCTGTTAATCTGGGGTTGCTTGTTAACGCTCAGTCTTTGATTGATATGGCTAAGCTTCGTTTATGTAGGCAAGCTCATAGAGACACTATTGAGGTGTTTACGGCTATAAAAAAGGCAATAGCTCAATGTGACCCTGAATTGGCGGCAATGATGGTTCCAAAGTGTGTCTATCGGGGCGGATTATGTGGTGAACCAAGATGTTGTGGCTATAATTCGACCAAAAATTTTCAAATTGAACTGAAGCAATATGCTGACAACTTTACTAAAAGACAACAAGGTTTTATGAAAATTGATGAAAGCATCTAAAGTACAAAAGCGTGATGGTCGCATAGTAGATTTTGACCATTCGTTAATTTGTCGTGCAATCCTAAAAGCGATGGATGAGTGCGGCTATGATAATAAAGACATGGCATACCAGATGTCGCTTGAAATTAGCGAAGAAATTGACAATGAATGCCCGACTGTTGAAGAAATTCAAGATTTGGTGGAGAAAAAATTAATGGTCAGCGGCCTTCAAGATGTAGCCCGTGCCTATATTCTTTATCGAAACAAAAGATGTAAGGCTCGACACAGTACAAGCGATCAAATTATTGCAGACATCATTGCAGCAAAGAAGAATGACATCACCAGAGAGAATGCCAACATGAACGCCGACACTCCAGCAGGCATGATGATGAAGATTGCCAGTGAACGGTCGAAAGAATTTGTAGATGATTTTTTGTTGTCTGATGATGTAAGGCAAATGGTCGATGATAATTATATACACATTCATGACAAAGACTACTACCCTACTAAATCGCTGACATGTCTCCAGCACCCTATAGACAAGATTCTGGCAAATGGATTTAGAGCTGGGCATGGAGAATCAAGACCAGCCAAACATATAGAAACAGCCAGTATGTTGTCGTGTATATCTATGGAATCAATCCAAAACGAGATGCACGGCGGTCAGGCCATACCTGCATTTGATTTCTATTTAGCTCCTTTCGTGCGTAAGACATTTATAGAGGAAGTCAAAAAAATAGAGCAAATTGAAGGAGATTTGAACGATCTATATAATGCTGAAATAGAAGATTATTTGTATAAAGACATAAAAGATCTTGATGGTAAAGAGAAATTTAAGCAGCACGCAATAAATTTAACGGTCAACCGTGTGCACCAAGCTATGGAGGCCTTCATCCACAACATGAACACCATCCATTCACGAGGCGGCAACCAGGTAGTGTTCAGCAGTATCAACTATGGCACCGACACCAGCGCCGAGGGTCGCTGTGTGATGCGTGAGTTGCTGAAGTCGACCTATGAAGGCGTGGGCAACGGCAGCACAGCCATTTTCCCCATTCAGATAT